CCTGTGGCAGATACACTTGCTAAAGTTTTGCTTACGTTTACTTTAAGTGTACCTATTGCACCTGTAGCTGATACACTATTTAAATCTTCATCTACCTGTGGCTCTATTGTGCCTATAGCACCTGTAGCCGTTACACTTCCTAATTCTTCTGCAACATTTTCTTTTACTGTGTTTATGCTACCAGTAGCACTTACAGCGGTAAGTGTTGCACTATTACCTACTCCGACAGAACCGATTGCACCTGTTGCTGATACGCTGAGTAGGTTCTCAGATATGTCAATTTCAAAACCACCAACGCTTACAGTCTCTATTGCGCCAGTTGCACTAACTCCTGTTACGGCTACATTAGGAGATACTTTACCGTATCTAGCAGTGCCATGCCTACCTGTGCCATAGAGGGCATCAGAGGAGTCATAGAAAGACATTCGTTAAGCAATACGTATTACTGCAGTACTTGCTCCTGCTGCAGGAAATTCTATAGTTAAATCACCTGCTGTAGCACTTACCGTACCACCAAAGTCTATTACGCATATTGCCTTGTTAGATGCAGAAGAGTTGTATATGATACAACCTGCTGCAGAACATGTTACGTTAGAAAATACTTCATCTGCAAAGTCTACTATTGCAGTTGTACCGTCTACTGTAATGGCGGCACTGTCTAGGTTCTGTCCACCTGCTGTGTAGTTAGTACCTGATGCCTCATCAGAGTTACCTGTAACATCTGAATAATTAGTTGTTGCTGCGCCATATGTACCAGACATACCGCTTTTAATTAGTGCAAGTTTTAAAGTATGGGTATCCATATCATGGACCGCACCAAGAAGTTCTTGTTTAAAACTTGTACACATTGCCGTTGTGATAGCCATGTTTGAATCCCTTTGTTTAAAAGTCTACGCAGTATTCCATCTTAGTTACTTCTAATACTGCATCTTTGTCTTGCCAAGTTGGAACATAAACACATTCTATTTGTTTATATCCATTTTGTTTTGCATAGTTAAACCTATTATTTCCTATAGCACAACGATATTTAAAATCTATGTCTACAGGTTTAGTAGGGTCTTGTCTATATGGTTGCTCTTCAGCATAGAGTAGGAAGGTTTTTTGTAACCAAACTATTGGAGGCCAAAGCATACCATTTTCATCTAACGATTTTTTAATAGCAGCTAAAAAATTTCTGTCGGTTAAAGCAGCATCGTCCATTCTGGCATATACTTTATCCAGATCAAATACTCTAATATCCCAACTAGGTAATTTGTTTTTAGCTTTAAGTATCATTTAGATGTTCTAAAGGGGCCACTATAAAGCAGCCCCCAAAGTTATTTTTATGCTAGTAGATCACGGTCTACTTCATCAGCAACACCGTCTTTACCTGCATCTGTGCAATCCATCA